TGGAACAGCAATGCCCGAATTTGATTGTACTGTAGAATCCGCTGGTGGAGCAATAGGAACACAAGGTGTCCTTACTGATGATACATTACGAACTTTCCTTAGAAAGATCCGTATTGCAGCAGGTAAAGATCCTAACGTATTCTTAGGTTCCCACGAAGTTTATTCCGAAATCCAAGGCTTGTACATGCCTTCTGTAAGAGTTGCAAACCCTTACGGTGAGAGCTTAGTACAAATCGACGTAAATGGAATCCAAACTTTCAAAGGCACTGGAGTAGGTATTCACGTAGATTCTATCTATGGAGTCCCATTTATTCCAACAAAAGATGCACCATCATATGCATCTGGAGAAGTTGGAAGACTATTTGCATTAGATACATCTGATGCAGAAGGTTATGGTTATCCTAGAATTGGAATCCAAGTGGCAATCCCTACCGAATATTACGAAGCAACCCGAAGAACTCCTGCATATCCATTTGTCAACAATGCTTTTGTTGAGAAAGGTGTATACAGAACTATGGGTGAAACTGTATGTCGTCACTTCAAATCTCAAGGCAAGATTAGAGATATTAAACTCTAGTCAAACCAAAAATTTATTTTTTATTTTTTTAGTTACATATATATAACCTTGCCACATGTGTGTTTGTAATGACGAAGCAAATAATCGCACTGGTTGCCCTATTATCTATAGGAGCATTTAGTGCAGTATATGCAGAAACTACAACAGTAGAAGTACCGTTTGACTCACATGGTCAATCATGTAGCTTTGATGAGATTGCAGTTGAATATCATTGCGTATGGCAAGGATTCAAAGAGGTATACACATTGGAAGATATGAAAGTCTATCAAGGTCTACTTTCCGAACAGAGATACGATCAAGAAATTCAAAAAATCAATGAAGCAGCCTTGGCAGAAATTGCAATAGAACAAGCAAAGTTAACACCTAACGAGAAAACTATTCAACAAATTGAAAAGAAACTCGACAAGGGAATTGCAACTGCAAGAGATTCAGTATTAATGAATTTACTCAAAGAGTTGAATACATGTAAGCAAGGAATGGATAATCGTACTGATGCTATTCAAACAGCAAGAGAATTTGAAATATCAGATTTTAACTTGTGGCACATGAATAACGTAAAGTATGATGGAGCACTTGGTGAAATTGCAATGGCAATAGAAGAATGTGAAGCACAAGAGATCGTTTACGAACTCAGTGTAGGATATGAAAATATGTTAACTGGAGAAGATGATTATCAATTCTCTCTACAGGACAAGTTCACACCTGACATTCAAGCAGTGCCTTATGACAAACTTACAAGTACAACATTCAATGTAAACTTGCAACAAATCTGTAATGATGGACAACATCATAAACAATACAAGAAACAACTTGGTTGTGATATGAGTGTAGATGGACAAACTGAAGCCGATATTAAACGTGAAAACGAGATAAGATTTGGTACAGATGGCTTGATTCATTATCAAAGTAAAGCATTAGATAATTACCATGAGTTTATGAAAACCTATGGAAACATAAATGCTACTGTTGAAGACAAAAAGGTACAAGAGGCTATCGCTGAACCTATCGCAAGAAAGGCAATAGAGGATAACCACTTTTACAAAAATCACGAGGAATAACCCCTCTTTTTATATTTATTACATTTATATAAGGTTCATATTATTATAGAATATGAATAAGTTCATACCAATGATACTAGCAGTAGTTATGGTATCAAGTACAACATATGCGTTTGCAGAAGAATATGATCTAAGTGATCACCCTGTCTATAACTGGACTTGGAATGAGGATATAAATTTCAGCAATGAAAGATATAGTAATCCTAAATCATCTAATGATTATACATTGGCATACTCATTAAGTATATTAAAGGTAGAATTTGATCCTACTCACATATATTACGAAAAACCAGTAATGTCGTATGACTACTGTGATATGGAACAATTTGCAAAATACCCAAGATGTAGATAAGGTTTTTACCTTCTTTTTATATTTATCTTTATATAATAGTATTATTTATATAACTTAATGGCAATCACTATCATACAAAACGCCAACCATAAATCATTGACAGGCAAAACGCTATCTATACAAAGTGAACTGACATCAAAATTGAAATCAGTAGTCGTTGACATAACATACGCAGCAGGAGACAACTATGCTACTGGTGGAAATGTAGTCGACGTATCATTAGGTAGTAGAATAAGCACTGTCATTGGAGCAGAAATACTCGATGGCAACAAAGGTCTACTTTTACAATACATTCCTTCTGCAACAAATGCAGCATCAACGGGTAAAATTAAATGCTATGGCGAAGATCATACTGCCAAAGGTTCAGCAGCACGAGCATTTGCAGAATTAGCAAACGCATCAACTGCCGTAAACAGTATGACCTGTAAAATTAGAGTTCTAGGTTTCTAGACTCATTTTTTTTATTTTTTATAAAGTTAATTAACTTAGCTTAATTAAGTTAGCTAACTTTACATACGTTAGTTAACAGTTAATTAATATCATGTATTACTATAGTTGATAAAGTTTATATATTTCCACATATATGATATATTATGGGTACAGAGAATCATAATGTTGTTTCATTTAATACTAATACTTTGGCAAAAGGAACTCACGGTGTAATAGTCGCTATATATTGTACTAAAAAAGGCACAACAGGAGCAAAATTAGAAGTAATCAATGGTACTACTGCAGCAGGAGCAGTTGAGTTTGAAGTATTTGGATCATCAATACAATCAGTATTTAATATAAATAGACGTTTAGAAGAGGGTATTTTTATGAAATGTACTGGATCTGCTGAATGGATAGCAGTTTTTAAATAGAAAATTTAAATACAAAGTAACCTTTATAAAAGCATGGGTACTTATTGTACGGTAGCAGATGTTTCTGATTTTCTTCGTGTTCCAATCACTGCTACTACTACTCCAAATAAGGCTCAGGTCGAGAAAATTATACTCAGGAAAGAACAGGAACTTGACAGAAGAATAGGACATCATTTTGGAGGTGTTATAACAGCAGCAGCAGAAGTACATGATTTACCATTATTATATTCTTATGGTTGGGGTTCGCCAATATTTTTAAAACATAGACAGATTGCAGATATTAGTTCAGCAGCAGGAGATAAAATAGAAGTATGGACGGGTGACAGTTATGTAGATCATACCAGTGATACAGGTGTTCATAACCTTGAAGGAACTTATGGTAAGTTATATTTTCGTGGTTACATATTTACAATCATGAGAAAGAACAGAATAAGAGTGACTTATCGTTATGGTGAGCCAACCGTACCTTATGATATACAAGATTCTTGTCTTAAACTTGTATCAATAGACATATTAAACTCTAGTTTTAGAATGGATA